CAGCGGATCTCCGATCAACGGCAAGAAAATGGATGGGCTTACCTTTGTTTTCGAGGGCGTAGATGTGGTTTCTGGTAGGTGGCGCGACATCTTTAAGACTGATGAGGTTGCCGAGATTACAGCACTAGACAAGCTCGCTTCTGACGCGGCGTTCATGTAGGGAGTCACCGTGTGCCGGTCTTCTTTTTTTTTCAAAAAATAATCGTAGGTCTCTTGGTCTATCCCCTTTACTAGCCCATCAGAAGCGAGCTTGTCTAGTGCTGTAATCTCGGCAACCTCATCAGTCTTAAAGATGCCGCGCCACCTACCAGAAACCACATCTACGCCCTCGAAAACAAAGGTAAGCCCATCCATTTTCTTGCCGTTGATCGGAGATCCGCTGTAGTATTTCGCAGCCATTGTTAGTAACCTAGATTTAGGGTAACACTATTTCAAGGAATATTTAGAAAAAAGGGCCGGGGCTTTTACACCCCGACCCCAGTAGCAGAGACAGAACAGGTGGAGCAAAATTAGTATCGGTTGCCACCAAAGATGAGGCGAGCGATGTCCCCCTTGAGATCGCTTCCTGTGTACGGTCGCTTGGCCTTGGGCTGTTTGGCCTTGGGCTGCTGTTTGGCCTTGGGCTGTTTGGGTTTGGCAGGGCCAAAGCCGTGGCCTGTCCCTGACTGCCGATAATAACTCGGCCCCTTCATATCTTCATCTTTCTTTTTCCGTGCCATGATTTTATATTCTAGGGCAGGTATGGAGCAAAAATTAAAGAACTATATTCCGCCAGCTGCCTTCAGATGAAAGCTCGTTCATGTCTACAATTTCCATGAACACTTGCACCTCGCCCGCTGTAAGGGTATCGAGCTTTGCTGACCCGGAACTAACCGTGGCCGTAAGCGTCCCCTTTAGGAGCAGATCGCCGTTGGTTACATAACCATAGGTGTCTCCATCTCCCTGTGCTGTATAGGCATCCCATTGCCCCGTAGTCGCAACCGTTTGGTTGTCAATAAACTTGTCCGTGTCACCCGTGATTCCGAAATCAAACACCGCAGTTGCCTGATTTGTTATTCCAGCGAAGGCGGTCTTGGTGTACGCAACAATGTCCCTGATGAGCCATCCTTTAAGCAACCCCTTGGAGGTTCCAGCAGAGTTCTTGGCGATAAAGGCATCAATTGCCACCGTCAGAGCATCGTCTGTTGGAGTGTAATCCGCATAAGTCCATGTCAATCTATGGGTGAAATGCCCAAGGCTTGCATTGTTTTTTAAGTCGGCAAATGTGCTGTATGGAGCAACACCTGTTAATTTTTCTACTAGCATATCAGTATTAAGGTTAAGGGCAGGGGCCGGTTAAGACCCCTACCCAATGTTAATTATTAGGTGATAGTTACGTCCGCTCCGGCAACACTCACGCTAGGTGAGGCGTCGCTGAAGTTTTCAACCAAAGCGTGACGGTTGGTGTTACCCACACGCACCTCGTATGTCTTACTATTCAACTGATAGTGGGAGACATTGGGCTGAATGACACAGTTGTAAAGGTCATCAGCGGTGTTGGTCTGACGCTTCACGCTCGCAGTCTTGAGGACGTTGATCTGAATATCCGACCAGTCAATCAACCAGAGTTGACGACCGATGTTCCTGTTGACCGTTGACCCGTCTGTGACTGACAGCGTTGCACCCAGCTTGTCATCAAAGAATGTATCCGTGAAGACGGCCAGGCTAACCCCTTGGTCTGGCAAGTCGTACTTGTTGTACTCAAAGACCACCTGACCATTGAATGTAACTTGCTGTTTCGGCTGCATGAACAGCGTCAGGTCAGAAGAATACTTGGCCTTGTAGTATTTGGTCATCAAGTCCCGAATCTTGGCAGATGTGAACCGATCCGTCATGGCGTCGATGGTATCCACCGAGCCGCCGGAGTTCTCACGCTCACGCTTCAGCATATAGATAGTCTCGAACAAGATGTCCAAGTTCAATGCCGCACCTTCGTTGTCCCAAGTGCGAGAGCAGTCGTTCAACTGTGTGCGAATACCAAGCGTATTGGATTTGTACTCAATCGTTGGAGCAGAAGTACAGCCACCGAGGCCAGTTTGCCAGGGAGCAGTAGACCCCGCATTAGGGTCAATAACCGTGGGCAGACTCGTGTAAGTCTCAACCGCCTGTTTGGCGTTAATCCTTTGCCCGTAGAACACGGAGTTCATGAAGGCATTCTGCTGGTACGCTTCCTGTTGCTTGCGCTGTTGGGCGAGAGGCAACTGGCGGAACTTCTTGAAATACTCCGAAGTCAACGGAGCTTGCAGAGCTTTCAGGTACTCCTCGTTGTACTGATGTGTCCAGCGTTGAGTCTGTTGCCAATATTCTATCAACGTAAGATCGTTGACGGCTGGCCCTTGGTGACACCACTTCTCGTAGTCGCTCACCGAGTTGCCCATAATCATGCCTGTACCTGTTGCCAACTCATAGCCAGCATCAGCCTTCCCGGCTGCATTCAAGGCATCCCAGAGAGTTTCAATCGCATCTCCTACTGCCCCCTGTGCATAGTCACTTGGAGCCATCACAACGCGAGCCTTTTGGTCAGTACCAGAATTAGCATTCTCGGCAAAGTACACTCGATACTGAACGTAATTCGCAACCTTATCGTTGCCCGAGAAATTGGTTCCCATCGACTGACCGTTTGCCATCACATTGACATAAGCCCCTGGGTGAAAGTATTGCTCAAGGTTGGCAACCTGACTCTTGTTAAAGTTGGTTTTCTCAAGAGCATGAGTACCCCCGCCAGGTTGCACATCTGTTCCGGCATTCACCGTAAACACGATGGCCGATTTTGGAATGATTCCGTAAGTGGTGTGTACCACACCCGGCTTTATGTCGGTGATAGTCAAGGCCGAGAAGGCTCCGCTTGAAACGGCAACAGACTGCGACTCAACCTGAAAGTAGTTAAAGTTCAGCGTGTTCCTGCGTGGAACCAGAGTGAACGGCGCAATCACAGACTGCGAGCCGCCACCAGACTTCTCACCCAAGGCAACGTGGCGTGACAATAACAAGTCATACAGGGATTTCTCGTGCATACCAGCAAGGCGAGCCTCGGTGGTCTGCGCGATGATCCTGTCCATCCCGACTTCCTTGGATGCTTGATCCTCGAAGTCGCTGCGTTTGAAGGCAACTATGTCTGCCCTCGTTAACGAACAGCCTTTAGCATCATCGACAATAATATGTCGAGGTGTGCAATTGCCTACTGCTGAAACTAGCGTCGTATTGGCCATAATATTTTATATTCCTATCTACCCCGTTTAGGGTAACAAAAGAAATATACGCCTCGGCTATGGCTAAACGCTAATGTTGGGGAAAAAACCTAAAGAAATATTATTTTAGCAGATGGAATTTTAATTCCGTTACAATGTGGAAAACGGGGTGAAGTCCATGCCCAAGGTTTTCACCAGGTCTTCACCAAAGGATGTGTCCTCTGCGTCCCCTGATTCCGCGGCCCCAGGTGACTGTGCAGTCTTCGCCTTGGGTGTGGTTATGGGCTTGGCATCCTCCCCTGTTTTCCCTGACTTCGAGGACTTCTTTGCCTTTGGCTTTGTGAAGCCCAGCTTTTCAAGGCGTTCATACTCTGATTCCACCTGTTTTTTTGCGGTGTTCGTAAAGAAATTGTTAAACATCTTTAAGATTTCATCAGGGCCGAACGTCCAATTGCTGTCTGCCTTTCCGTGTGCAGAATAATCTGCCGGCGTCATAAATGTTTTGCCTTCCTTGCCCAAAGCCTTTCCGCCTTTCCGTACAAAATAGTTTGATTGGTGGGTGACAAAATCGACAATCCATTTCTGCATGGGATTCCTTTCGTCCCATGTCTTCATGCCGTAGTACAAATCCAGATACTCTTGCCCCACATTTTCTGCCTGTTTCAACTGCTGCTCGTAAATCGGCTTGGCAAGGTCATCTTCAACTTCACCCACCTTTTGCAGTTCAGAGGTGAAGGCCGAAAACTTTTTCTCCAGCGCGGGCTTTGTTTCTAGGATCCGAACCTTATCCTTGAGATCATTGATGACGGAATCCTTCTCATTCCCCACCTGTTTGGCCGCTAGGTCTGCAATCATTTCCCTTTCCAGCCGCTTGGTGTTGGGGAGCTTGGGCTTGTTTTTGCTCACAAACTCACGGAACTCAACGTCATCGTCGTTCAACGACCCGTCACTCTTGGCCGCGTACTCGTCAAGTTTCTTGTAGAAAGACAGGAGCTTACTGGCCTGACCCTGATACTTGTCCGGGTATCTTTGTTCAGCAAACCTTGCCAGTTCCAGTTCCCCCATTTGTTCTGGAACCAGATCAGCAGCGGAGGCTTCATCTTCAAGCTCTTTTACCGCCAGCTTGGCCGGGGCAGGGTCAGGAGCAGGAGGCTGTTGCCTGGACACCTCCTCGCGTACAGTCCTCCTGATTTCCTCGTAGTCAATCTTTGGAGCCTTGTAGCTTACCCGCTTCCTGGGCTTTTCCTTTTCCTCTTCTACCTGAAGTGCTTCTTCTGCCTCTCTCCCCTCACCCCGACCTTCGGCCTCGCTTGCCACGACCCCTTCTTCTTTTTGGGCTTCTTGTTCTTCTTCACCTTGTTCTCCTTTCTCTTCAGGGGTTTCGGTTTCTTCTTCCTGAACCACGCCGAGGTCAGTAAAAATCTGATCCATGAAAGAATCCCCCTCAACTGCTTGGGTTTCTTTCTGGGTTTCTTCTGATTCTTCTGTTTGTTCTTCGACTTGTGGTTTTTCCTCTGTTTGCTCTGCGACTGCTTCTTCGCTCATATTTGTTGTTGTTGTTGTGGTTCCCCGAAGGGAATTGCTTCTGCCGGGACAACCTGTTCCTCTTCAAGTTCCTTCTGCACCACCTCCTGTTTGACTTCCTGTTGTCCCAACAAATCTTTAAGCCCTGAAATTTCCTGTGCGTTGGTTTGGACTGCGCCAACGAGTTCCTGCATTGCTCCCTCCATTTCCTGCCCTGGCCCACCAAGCTGATTGTCTTCGCCGGGTGGTACTTCAAGTTTGAAATCCAACGCCCCGCTCTTCCGGGCTATTTCATTTAGGATTTCGTAGTATTTATCCTTGCCCAAGGCTTCCAGTATGACCGGGGTTTGCGATATGATTTGGAACAACTGCAACAATGACTGTGCTTCCTGAACATTTGAGCTTCGCTCTGACCCGTCACGACTGGTGAAGATGTAGTCCATTATCAGGTTTTTCTTGCTCCCAATGACAGTATGCCTTCGCTCAAGGTCAGGTGACATGAACTCCAAGTCTGACGGGTCAATCTCAAACCCCGCCTGTTCAATGACAGCAGGACTGTACCTGTTCTTAACCGGGAGATGGATCGTATTGCTTCCCATGCTCATCAGCCCCTCATATATGATGCGCTTCATGGCCGCCCGGCCCTCATCAACCGCCTCGCTAATGAAGCTGTAAACCGACTCGGTTGTATTGTTAATGGTCATCACCTCGGTAGCACTTGTTTCCCTGGGGGCGGGCTGGCCTTGTTCCTGGGGGCTTAATGCCATCAAGCGTTCAGCCATCTGAAGCAACTGGGTTATCGACTGAAAAACATTGTTGATGTTTCCATTGGGCTGACTCCTGATTATTTTGAACACATTGTCAGGCGATGTGTCTATCCCCAGGTTGGCGAGCTTCGAGAAGGACGCCTCAAGCACATGGGTCGAGGCATAAAAGTTCTCCCCCTTCATGGTCTTCCTGAACTCATCCCTGACACTCATCCCCTCCTCTGTGTCAGGAAATATGTCTGTGTTTACAACTCCCACCGCAAACATATCAGCCTTGGCTGTCTCAAGTAACTGGCTGAATAGGTTGGTGAGTTGGTCTTGGAACGGCATCAGTTCGTGTGCCACCGAAAGATTCCGAAGTCTGCTGTCGTTCTCGTTGAAGCTGAACACGGCTGCCGGTGAGCTTGGCAGGAACTCCGCAAAGATTACGGTTGAGTCACCGGCTATCCTTAAATGCACCCAGATTGGATACGGGTAGTCGCCAACCCCCCATTGGTTCGGAACCATCTTCCAGAAGTAATCCGTAATAAAAACAGAGGTGTCCTGCATTTCCCCGGAATAAATTCCAACCGTGTTCTTCCTGTCGTTCCAACTGGTAAGGTCATCGTTTATGTGGGGGGGGATTATCTGTGTGTAGTAGGTGTTGAAGTATGTGTTGTATTGCGTAAACAACCCGGCGGTTGCAGAGGAGTAGCTCACCGTGTCGCGATTAAAATACTCTGCGTTCTGCATGATGTCCCCGTATCTGGCTATGTCCCAGAACCCTATGTATTCGCTGCCGGTGTCTGTGTTTACAGATGTAAGAGGTGAGTCGTTGTCCCAAAAAACCCTGCTTGGGTGTGGGTTGATCCAGCTAATCCCCTCCTTGGTGACGGTGGTTTTAACCCTTTGATTGTCCAACTTGAACTCTGCGTCACTTGCTTCCTTTTCCCATTGAACCTCCCTCTCCCATGCGGCCCTGGGAAACGCAACACTATGTCCATACAAAAACATATCCCGCACCACCTGTGTCTGGAAATGCCTGTAATCATACTGGTCTGCCATGATGTCCACCCGCTGTGACAGCACATCCGCCCGGAGTTTTCCGGCTGCGCTTGTCCCCCTTGGGTGGTACTTGAAGAACGGATACAGGCCGTTGTACTTGTTTACTTGGGCGGCCAAGCGACGGGTTACAAAACTGCGAACCAGGTTGATGTTGACCTCAAAGAATTTAGGCAAGTCAATTTCAGTTGGTTGTCCGGCTGCATCGCGCTTCACATATTTGTCTGCAACCTTTAGCTTATCCAGTTCCTTAACACAGGCATCCACGTTGATCCTCTTCTGTGCATACATAATGAGGGGAATGTTCCTGCTGTTGATTGGGGAACTGTCCCACGCCAGGTCAACGCTGCTGTAAAGGTGGTGGTTCCGAAGGCTGAATGTGATGTGTTCAGTAATCCTTGAGGCAATCAAGTCCTCTGCCTTCTCCCTTCTCTCGATGTCCTTCTCCAATGCCTTGACTTCATCCTTTGGCATCTTGGCCAACACCGTGTTCCCCGGTAGCTTCGCCTTAAATATCTCACGGAGCCGTTCATTGGTCGTCCCGTGAGCCTTCAGTACATCAAAATCAATCATATCTTGCCTCTACTTCAGCGCGTTCCTGTAGGTAAAACAGAAGCGCAATGTATGGTGGAACCCGGCCAGCCCGCATCCACCTCTTTAGGGTAACGTGGGGGATGCAGCTTCGAGCCGCAAGCTCCTCTACTGTTACGTTCAAAAAAGCACAACATCGCTTAACCCTATCCCTGTCCCACCCACCAAGAACTCCGGCT